TATAAACGGCTTAAATCCGTTGTTTTTAGAACTTGCCAGCCTTAGCTGCTTCCTCTACGGAAACGAAAAAGCCTTATTTTTCAAAGGTTTCTTCCTTATTATGTACAAATAATACACATATCTCATGCTTCCGCAGGCTTGTTCAGACGTTCTACTTCGCCAGTCCCGGCATCTGCAAAGCGCCATCCTGATCCGGAGTAAGGGTGATCGGCTCTATGACCATTCTTCCCTCTTCGTCTAAATAATACCACTTACCTCCTATTGTCTGCAAGCCCTTTTTCATTGCTCCGTCCTCGCCTAGATAATACCAGGAGTTGTTGTATCTGTACCAAACATCATGCACCATCATGCCTGCGCCGTCAAACCAATACCACGCCCCGTTGTCACAGTACCAGTTGTTCCGGACGTAGTTTCCCAATCCGTCTCGGTAGTAGAACCGCCAACCGCCATCTTCCTGTTGCCAACCGGTCTTGACGTTCTCTGGAACCCACGTTTTCTTGAACTCGTCCGGAGTCTTATAGAGCTTCTTGATCCCGCTCGTACTACTGCCCCAGTCCGGCAACTGAAAATGAGGCTTGTCCACGATGCTCTTCCAATTTCCGCCCCATTCCAGACCGAGAGCAACTCCGATCGCTCCGACGCGCTCGAAGAACTTGCTGGATTCGTTACAGGCTCCGCTTCCATCATTTCGATAGATATCAAACGCTGTCCCCCACTGGTGATAAGAGCTGTAACTCGTCCCCTGTGCATTCGTCACAATCTTTCCCGGCTTCGTGCGCCCCTGCGCATAGAGAGCGTCCTGCTCCGCCACCGTACGAAATGTCTCTCCGATCTTGATCTTTAAGCCCTGCTCCGCACACTTCTGGATCAGCTCTGCTGCCAGCTTCTGAAGGCGCGGGTGACATAATGCAATATCTCGCATAGTCTTGTCCTCTTTTCTTTTATTTTATGAAATCCTTTGGAATATTGACATTTTTGAGAAAATAGAATATGATGTAGGTAGCTAAGGAACGTGAGAAGGTTCCATAAGGCAAAACAAAAACCCCAGAGGTGGCCGCCTCTGGGGTTTTCTTGCTCGTTACGGTGAGCTATTCCGTTTTAGGCTGTTGCTGCCTATTTGTCCTTATCCAGCCATTTGCATATGTAGTAGCTAACTACATTTGCTACGATAGGAGCAAGAAACGTGAGAAGGATTTCTACCATAAGGCTCACCTCCTTTCTGCTGGAGGTTCGACAGCTTCTACATCATATCATATTTTTCGTCAGTATTCCACTTATTTTCTACTCGTTCTTACTATACTTTGTCCGATTCCAAATTTCCGAGACTCTCTCCCAGCCGTCCATAGCCACCAGTGCCACAAAGAAACCAGCAATAACACATAATCCCGCCAGTGGTAATTCAAAAGAACTGTGGCTATACCATGTCCAAAATCCATATGCCAACGGGCACAGGCACAAAGACAACACAATTACCACCATTGATGTTGGAAGTTTCTCCAGTCCCGGCCATGATTTCACGACCTGTGTAATCACGGACACTACACACGCCATTACTCCGACCAGTGCCAGAGCATACATAACATACTGCATTGCTACATTCATATCCATGCTTATCATCTCCTATCTGATATACTGCTGGGCAACCACAACGATCACTCCGGTCATCATTGCACCAACCAACGCGCCAATAATGGTATCCATGATCTTATCCATTGCCGAGTTCCACTTTTTCCCCGGTGCTGATTCCAACGCATCCAACCGGTTACCCTGTTCCTTCTGCTCCGCCAGCATCCCCGCCATATCGTGTGCGAGCGTGTGGACAGAGATCGCCAGCTCCTGAATTGTAGTGCTGATCTTCTCTAGTTCTTCGATCCGGTGATTCTGGCGCTTGTCTTCGTCGCGGAGTCTTTCCAGCTCTACCTTTACTGCTTCGTCCACTTTCGTTTGCCTCCTTTCGCAAAGCATGCTATAATATTGCAAAAGAAGTTTTTTGCATTCAAAAAGCACCCGGATCTCTTTGGCTCGTGATCGGGTGCTTTCTTTTTACATATTATTTTTTGTATGCCGGTCCCTGCTCTGGATGCTGATCCTTATTCGCGTTCTTCGGTCGAACACTCATATCCAGACCTGAAGAATACTTATTGGGATCGCGGTGCATGTCCGGACCATCTCCGCCGACGCGATGACCGCAATCATCGAACTCCGGATTCAGGTTATCGTGATCATTGATATCGCAGTGCTCTGCATCATGCACCTTGCAATTTCTGTGCAACTTCTCATTTTTGTTTTCCATAGTGTTTTTCTCCTTCTCTTTCTTTTGATTTTTATTCCAAACGAATGTGCGAAATATTAATTCCACAACTGATTCGGATTTTTAATTGTGCATTGCAAGCCAGTCCTGACAGGTCAAATTCTGTCCATGCAGCCGCCGAACTTCTGTTGAAATCTTGACCAACAGTATACATATCCTTTACAAACGGGATGTTTCCGGCTATTAACAAAGAAACATTTCCGGATTCCGGTGTTGTTCGGTTACTGTCATACCAAGTCCAAATCTTAAGTTTACTGTACTTTTTGAGATTATATGTTTTCTTGGTTGCAACATAAGCGTAGTTCTGAGCCGTCCACAAAATCGTTCCAGAAGTACCCCAGTTACTGTCGAACGTCATTCCATCGTTGTTTATGCCATCTTTCCAAAGATCTACCGGATCGCTTATGTATCCCTCCCATGTCCCCGTAATTCCTGCAATCTTAGCACCTTTTTTGATGTTCCCCGCTACAACTCCCAAAGCAGATCTGAGTGTAGCCTTAGAAATACGCGCCTCAGGTTCCCAATCTCCTGTACTGATCTTTCGATAGTATCCTTCCGGGAGGCAATTAATGGAATAATAATCCGTTCCTTCTCCAAAACCGCCATATCCGTAATTTTTTTGATTCGGAATCGCACTTACAGTAACTTTTTCCAGAATCTTCCCGGAATCCGCAGATATAACCTGCTGTGCTGTCGCTGGTGTAACGCTCTTGCTCTGTACTGGAACGGCAACATATGTATCTCCATTCCAGTAGCCACGATCTGGGCGAAGCGCAAACATGCGCTCTGCATTGGCGCCCGTTGGTTGAGTAAATTGTGGCTGGGTGCCCTTGTGGATTGCCACATTTGGATAATTGCTATTAATTCCTCCCAAAGAATCTTTGTTCGTTTGGTCTGGCATTGTGCCGGTGATCTGCTCGCCTTCCACCCATGCAGTCTCTCCGGTAAGGATCTTGGGAGCAGTTGCTGTTCCCGGAGTCTGTGACTCTAAACTATCCGTTTTGATCTTTCCCGATCCATTATGATAACCTTCAGGAATTGTAACGACTGCCCCGGCTTTGACTCCAGTATTACTCCATGCCTTCTTATTTGGCATGGAACCAATAAGCTGTTTTCCCTTTACCCACGCAGTCTCTCCATCAAGAATTTTAGCAGATGTTGCCGTTCCTGGTGTCTGTGATTCGAGATCTGCCGGAACTGCCGCCGTAACAGTTCCATTGCCATCGTGGATTCCCGCAGGGATTTTCACCGTTGCTCCTCCGGAGAGACCTGTATAGCTCCACGCGCCTCGATCTGTGAGAGTTCCTGTTGCCGGCTCTCCGTCCTGATCCACAATCACTTTTCCAGCCCGCACATCTCCTTTTGTGGCTGTAATTGCATCCAGATCGGCATTGTTTCCACCGCCACCCATTAAAACATATCCCATTTTATACCTCCATAAGACGTATATTACAATCTATCTCCGGCTTTTTATACGCCACGAAAGTGACACTTCCATTCAGTGCCTGTGCTACTCCAGCGGATACAAAACCATAGGCTTTCTCATAAGTCTTGTATGTGTCCACTGTAAAAACCTGCGCAGTGCGCGCCAAAATGTAGTTTGCTTCTGCCTGTATTTCTGAATTATATACAGTCTGCGCGTACATTCCAGACGCATATGTCCAGCCGTTTGCGCGCAATGTGATTTCTATGGGGCGTGCGTTTAATTTGTTCTTTTCTGTTGCAGTTACAAACATACGCTCTTGGCTTTCTACAATATTTTCCGCAAGGGCGCCAAGGGGAAAGGTCTGCTTTTCCCCATCTATTTCTACCTGTGCATTTCTTATTACTGCCATGTCATCACCTCTTATCCATTGTATTCCTTGATATATACACTATGGATGACTACCCCCGGCGCTGCATGCGCCATGTCTGCGCGGTTTCCGATCAGAATTGCATCGCAGGCCTCTTTGATTTTCTGGAAGCGCGGGTAGGCAATATTCTCTCCTCCATACGTCGGCAATGCCCATGTTCGCCAATTTGAATCGGTATTCGCCTTCATAGCGAACTCACCGGTTCCGGTCGCACTTAAACGCAGACGAAGGTTCTGATGCAGTGTACTTCTCGCAATCCACGTTCCGGAGTTTCCAAGAGACGTACCGCCGGAATCCGTTGCATATCTCCAACCAAGCTCTGTTTCTGCTGCATTTGTGGACGGAACACCTCTCAATGCAGGCCATGCGACTCCGTATTTCTCTGTACCGAATGACAATTCATTCACGCTTCCTTTGACCAATGCCACAAACGTGCGATTCTTTAGCGTCTGACTGCTGTAAGAATCATCTGTCAGTGTAAAGTCAATCCCGATTTCAATACCATCAGGCATTCCACTCACCACCGGAATACGAAGTGCTGATGTATCTGCCAAAGTCAATCCATCCGTTGTCAGATAGCCGGACGTACTTCCGTCAATACCTTCCAGAATATTGTCATCTGCATCGGTAACCAAATTTTTGATTGTGGTTGTATTGGAGCTGCTACCATTCTGGAAGTCCCAGTAGCCATAATAGGATGCATACGGATTGGAGCTTACAATAATCGTAAGCGTTACACTGTGCTGTGTTCCATTGTCCAGAGTTCCCGTGATCGTTACAACATCACCATCGTTTCCGCTCAAGATTGTTGCTGTACTTCCTTCTACCTTGACCTTACTTGCATCTGAAGACTTCCATGTAATTCCCAGCCCGCCATTTGCATTGGAAGGTGTGTAAGTCGCTGTAAGAGTAAGAACATCGCCTACACTTCCCTTTGAGGCAGAAATGTGCGGTGTGAAATCCGCCGCCGGAATCGCATCCACGATAATTTCACGATATGCATGACTCGCCCAGTTGTAGAGAGGATATTTCTTTCCGGCTAAAGATTCTCCATTGGCATCCGTGGGACGATAGTCGATCGTGTTACCTGTCGAAGAAGTCTCAGAGGTATCATCTGCATAGGTATACAGACTGCAATATCGGTCACTGTCGCGAAGATTTCCGATACCTCGATGATCACGATTTCCTACGGCATTTCCAGCGTATTTAATCGCAATCGTTCCATGTAACTCCTGACCGCAGGTAAGCACTACGCGGGTGTTCTGTACTTCTACCTTTTCCACGGTAATTCCTACACCATCTACCGTTACAGAGAAGCCAAGATTCGGCTGTTCCTGCACCGTATAATTATCTACCACCAGAGGCGGAACCGGAACTTCGTAATCAATATAGATCTTACTGCCATCTACTGTGATAGCTCGGTCAATGACCGTCTGTGCAGAATCTCCCCAGATCAGGCTCTCTGCCAACTGCTTTCCGATCATCTCGCCTTGCCAACGATAACCATTGCTTGTCATGTGTCCACCGGCAAAACGCTGACACGGCATCGCACTGCCGAGAAGAATTGCGTCATCACGCTCAGCAACCATTTCCTGCTGCGCCATGTTGATCGAGCTGGTGCCGTTTGAGATGAACGCACCGCCGGTCTGGTACACAAAGAAAAGAGGAGGCTCTGTCTGACCATAAGCCGACATGATATCTGCCTGCATATCCTTTTTAAGCTGGATGAGATAGTTTTTATATGTATCCTTGTCCGTTGTAGCGTCTTCACCGTTGGTAAAGCCCTGCCCCTTATTATAACCATCATAGTTATATTCGCCCTGCATCCAGATTACAGCTACGCACTTGACGGTCTTTCCTTCGCTGTCCACAGCCGATTTGGTATTGGTTAAGTAATCCAGAAAAGCATCTTTATACAGGTACTCGTATCCGTAAGAAGTACATCCCTTGGATAATCTCTCGATTGATCGACCACCGAGACCAGTCGAGTTCGCGATGAACTTCTGACTTGCATCACGATTTCTCCGGTACATCGTTGCAAAATGGTTCACCGCTGCCACGATCGGAGACTCGAAGCCTTCGTTTTTGCATGGTTTCAAACCAGTGAGAGTCGCTGCTTTATACCAATGTGCGCTGCTGCCGACCATATACACGCCGTCCAGTGGCTCCGTGGTGAGGGCAATCTTACTTTCTGTTCCTGATGCCAGGCTCTGCCCATAAATAATAATCTGCGCATAATCACAGCCCGGAACAGTGGCATACGGCACACATCCCAACTTGCTCGGTTTATACGTCGGCGCTGAAGACGCTGTGCCTGCATCTCCCGGATCTCCCTTCGGTCCCTGTGCTCCGGTATCACCCTTGTCCCCCTTTTCTCCCTTTGCTCCCTGCGCTCCGGTGGCTCCTTTTTCTCCGGTGTCGCCTTTCGGACCAGTAGCACCCGTAGCTCCTGTATCTCCTTTGGGAAGTACCAGATTCAATTTTCCGTTTGAGATCGACGCACTTGCCGTGCTACCACTGGTAACCGTTCCAATCGTCAAGTCCACTGATCCGCCAGATCCTGTACCCGATTCCATCTTTTCTGCGATCTGTTGAACAGCCTCCACAAGCGCCTTGCCGGTTTCATCCAACAGCATCGGTTTTGTAATTTTCTCAGACATTTCACACCTCCTCAAATGTCACGCAAAGCGCTCCATCTACAATGCTTAATCCTTCAGCACCGCCACTACTACCATTCAGACACTCCTGAACTGTTCTTCCATCCGCTGTCTCAACTGCATCCGCCATTGTTCGGGGATACCATTTTTCCCATACCGGACTCGCCTTTGTACCTGTATTCCGATACAGATATGCTCTTTCGTCTGCCATGTTACCCCTCCTCTACTTTTGCCACAAACTTTGCTGTCTGTCCGGATAACTCGGAGCCTACCTTCAGATCTCCCTCCGTTACCGCCCAGTTATCTGTATCAGCTGATGCCGGAAGCGCGCCGAAAGATAAATTCGTAAACGCCACAGAAGTCAGTTCCTGTTCTTCTTTCCAACCGCCTGAAAAACACAACGTATCGCCTTCAACCGTGACAGACAATGAATTCTTTTTCATCGTCTGAATTAAAGAATCCATCCTCTTTTCCAAATCCATCACGTCTTTTACAGTTGCTGTCCCCGCTTCTCCAATAGTAATGTTTATTTCTGTTGCCTGCGCAACTGCCAGCTGTATATCATAAATAAATGAACTTGGCGCCACGCCGTCATATGCCGGCATCTGATCCGGGGTAACTGCCTGACATACTGCAAATAAAATTTCTTTATTCCCGTCCGATACGTATACTCCAACATTTTGTATCAAATAACTTGAAGTGATTTTTTCATTTCCAAATAATGCTCTTACACTGATCAACGTATCATTTGATATTTGCACCTTCGAGGGAACAATGGTTTGCCGGACTTCCTGCAATTCTGTCAATTTCTTTAAATCTGTTCCTTCCGGATACAGATATGAGGATGCTTTTGCGTGCGTAAACTGCATAGTAACATTTCCGGCAACCGCCTGTGCTCGCAACGCATTACCTGCATCTGTAATAACTGCTTTTTTGTAAACGCCCATAAGCCTCCTTAAATGGTCTGAACAAATGTGCCCGACATAGTTCCTGCCATATACAATCCTGCATTCAAATTATTTTCAACCTGTTGATTCGCGATGATCTCCAAATGCGCCGGCACGATATCCCACAAAAGATCATACAGAAGATTTACCGCGCCATATTTTTGCGATGTAACAGAAATTGTCAGCTTGCAATGCTCAGGATCACTTTTTAGCACATAGTCATCTTCAAAAAGTTCTGTGAGTCTTTTTCGCAAAAAATGTATTGTAAACGGCGCTACTGTATTGTATTTCAGCAACAATCTTTGTTTCCGATAATCCAGCGTCTCTCCCGGTTTTGCAACGATAGAAAACTGTCTTTCTTCTTCCTCTAAAGCACTTTCATCCAATGTCTGAATGTAGAAGTTGTCTCGAACTTTCCTCATCAGAGTCTCTACTTCATCCATTGCAATTCCGTCAGATTTCATTATTTCTTGAAATTCAAGAATGGGTCGAAAATACTCCGGAAGAATTTTCAATAAATCAACCATTGATCGTCACCACCCCCAAAGAAGGAATCTGTTGCAGTTCAGCAGTCTCCGTCAGAATCAAATCTCCTGAGGCTCCGTTGATCATGACATCCGTTACATTTACAACGTTGGGAATTTCCAAAATAGCTGCAACAATTCTGGAAGAATATACCGCTACTACATAGCTTATCTTCTGACTTTTGATTGCACTTCCCCAGCTTTCACATACTGACTTTAAGTACTTCTGAATCTTCTGTTCTATCTCTTTCTGATAGATCTCCACTCCTGATTGCACGGTCGCAGCGAATTGGATCGTCGCAGATATGTTTAAAACAAGATTGATCGCCGTTGTTATGGTTACAGATGCCCCGATCGGTGCAATCCCATATCCATTTGCAGACGCTACTTCCTCATTTACTTCAGTAGGACAAATTGTCACCTGCACTTTGCTGATCAGTCCCGGCTCTGCTGGTGTCAGCTCACTGTCCAGAATGCTACACAACACCGTCCCTCCGCCCTTCCAGGCGGGATACACCTGAACTGCACCCACTCCATCAATCGCAAGAATCGCATTTCTGTATGCCGCGATATTACCGCCGAACGCCGCAACATCAAACGTCTCAAAAAAACGCGCCCTCAAAGATGCATCCGTCTCTTCTTCTGAACCAGAAACTATAACTTCCCCGATCACTGCACTTTTGAGCCCAGCCACTGCTGTCACTGGAAGAATATTTCCGAAATATGAATTTCCAATGATACCCGCCGTTTGACAACTTAGGCTATAAACATATTCGCCCTCTTGCGCTGAGATCTGTTCTCCAACTTCAAAGATTACAGAATTTGCCCCGTTAATTGTCTTGAAAGTACTTCCTATCGGAACCTCAACATCAAATATACCTTTTCGGATCGCAGGTGTTGATGCTTTTCTTGTCAGTCCACGCTCCGCCACAATGCGATCCAAAAACTCCCCCACCGCACTTCCTGCATAGGCATTTTCCTGAACCTGCTCCAATAGCATATAAAGGCCTTCCAGATACCATGCAACCGGTCCCAACGCAGTCTGAATAATGCTTCCCTGACGCTTGTCGATGCTGTTTGATACCTGACTGAGCAATCTGCTTTCGATTTCTTTTCTTGTATACTTCTCATCCTTAAAATCAATCACAACACCATCTCCTTGCTTATCGTTCCATATACAGTTGTCACATCGAAAGAAACTTTCAAAGTTCCATCATTCTCCTCGTTAAACACCCAATTGTCCACAGATACAATACGGCTATCTACGGAAAAGGCATCCTCAACTCTGCGCGGAAGTTCACTTGTTATGTAAGCGTATTCCTCTCCGGGAAGATCCTCCAGCTCCGTTGCAAAATTGCTGTCATAGATCTGCCACCGGAAGCGCTCGTTCTGAAGAATAATGTCCACTGCCTGTCGCATTGCTTCAAGTCCATCCGTCATCCCTGTGATCCGTTTTGATGTCCAGTCAATCAAAAATGTATTCGTAGGCTGTTCTGTTGGTTTCAACTGTACATCTAAACCAACTCCTTCCGGTAATGTTGCCATACTTCCTCCTTACTGCACCTTTGAAAGCACAATATACCTCTGCCCTCTTTGTACCCTCAGCATCACCACACGATCTCCCGCCACGAGTCCCGGATTGATGACAACAGTTCCTCCCTCACCGCCTTGGACCGTCGCGGTTCTCGCAATGACAGAGTCTGTCAAAATCAATCCTGCTTCTGGTTTAGGCTGTGCCGTATTATCCACTAAAATCGCCAGCGGAGACACCGATGTAACCGTTCCAAATGCAAGTTCTGTCGGTTTCATTGCTTTTTGGTTTTCCTGCATGATTTGCTGAAGTTCTCCCAATAAATTAGACAACTGACATTCCCCCTAACTGGCTAAAATCCTTTACCTCAATACTCATTGTGTGCCCGCCATCCTCAAACGTATGCGTAACCTTCTCGGTCAACATCAAACGGACCACTGACAATTCCTTGATTGTTCCTAATTTCACTGGTATGATCATTCCTGCACGCAATCCCGGTATTCCTATTGCATCTATCGTAATTGTCTGAAGCACACGATTGTAATACTGTAAATATTGCTTACACATCTCATCAATTTGGGCTTCATTCAGATTTTCATCCACTTCATCATAATATTGCAAAAGCCCCCAGGTCTTGATCGTATCGGTATCCTCATGAATATAAACATCTGTTCGACCGGACTTCTCATTCTTCCGAACCAGTTTCACTCGATTATAAGTATCACTGTCAATATCGCGCTTGTATGTATAATCAGTGACCAAACTTTTGTCTCCAATCATGGTCTGAATATACATATTTTTTGCTTCTTTCAAGGTCAATTTTCCACAATCGTCGTAGAAGTTGTAGATCTTTCCTGTTTGCACGATCGCCTGAGATACTGCATCAAAGATAATATCCATGCAGGTTTCATTTTCTTTATCCAGATATGGAAACACATATCCCGGCTCTTCCATTTCCCCCACATTCAATCCAAAATTCTTCACAACCTGCTGAATAATCTGTGGTAACGTCATATTTTGAAATAAATGACTTGCATTTGATTTTAAATAACGAAGCTGATCATGAGCCGTATAGGACACTTCTCCTTCGCGGTTGCGTTCCGCAGTAAAAACATATCCTTTGAAAAGTTTTTTACCGCTCACAGATAATTCCACCGAACTTCCTTCTGAAATTGCAATCCCAGAATCCTCCAAGCAGGTAAAGGAAAGTGATGCCGGATTGTCAAATCGCTGTGTGGTCAACTCTATTTTTGATGCCACATCGGCATAATCTGTCTGAATTGTCCGTATTATTTCATTTGAATCATTCAAAACCGTTGTCTGAACGACCAAAGACACATTATCGATCACTTCTCAGTCACCCCGTTATCTCCAATTGACTTTCCTTTACCCAACCGTAAGAACCTACATGTATCGGATACTCCGCGCCCGAAACGATTCTAGTTACAGTCGTACTGACATTCACCGCTGTCCCATGCGGTTTTCCACCAGCGCTATCATAACAATACTCTCCGTTTACAATCACACCTGCGCCGACTCGCATAGCGGATGTTTCTACTGGACGCTCAGTTTCTGATGTTGTTTGCGCTTCTGGTTCTTCCTGAGTCTCCGGCTGTGTCAAAACGATATTGACCGTCTGCGGAGAATAATTTTTATACTCTTTCAGAGTAATGGAATAATGCATATCCCTTGGCTCCCCGCCTTTATCCTTGGTCTCGAACTCGCTCACAACACAACGCATATTAGTATCGTACAATCCAGAACGACTTATAATCAACCGACATTTCTGCTGATTTTTTAGTGCGTTTTCAATCTGTTTAACGTAATCCTTCGGCTTTTTGCTTCGATTATTCACATACGGCGATTCTGTATCTCTTGGGAAAAAACTCTCCCAAGAGATCTCCTTTAATCCTGGCTTTTTCTGCACCAGGACCTTGCCAATGCCAATAACGTCATACTCCTTGTTGTTGCTTGGATATTTTATTTTTATCTCTTCCGGATTTACCGGAATTTTCAGCTTCTTGCCTCCGAAGCACAGATAAATTGCAGTTGTATTCTTCATAGTTCTCTCCTTATCCGTGCGATACTACCGTTCCTGCTGCGCGCTGTTCAATCAAAAGCGCCTTGAGCTTGTCCGCAATGTCCTGCGCTGTCAGATTCTTTGCCTCGCTCTCTGGAATTGATACTTCAATGTGAGGCGCGAGAGTTTTCAGTTCGATCTGGTTCATGTAACGTCGTTCAGCCAAGTTTCGGTATAGTTTCAGATCTTCATCAGACAGCTTGATGTCTTTATCGATCTTTCCAACACTTCCCACTTTTCCTACATTTCCGATATCTCCAATTCCGTCTCCGAGCTTCAAATCTCCAAAACTACCAGCAAGATCTGAAACATTCAGGCTCAGGTTATCCAATTTTGAACCCAGACCAGCGCCATAATTGCCCCACTGTTTCATCGTAGTTCCGATATCCAGATTTGCCATACGTTTGATCTGAATCGCATTTTCACCGAAGGTATTGTCAACCCACGATGACAAATTTCCGCGAAATCCACTTACTGCTCCAGAAAGATTTAAGCCTAAAAGTGCATCAATCGCACTGGCAACCGTCTCAATCATTCCAAGGATCACATCTAACGCATTGGAAAAAAGATGTGCCACATTCGCTACCGGATCATTAAATGCATTTGCAAAATACTCCGCAAATGTTGCGATAAAATTCCAGAGGGTCGCAAATACGTTGTAACCAACTGCATAAATAAATCCAAACACATTTCCAACAACAGATCCAACCTGTTGCATGCCAATTCCATATTGTTGCGCTGCAACCATTAAACTTGACAAGAATACCAATGCTAAAACAATATACCAATTCGCCAAAGCCCACGACGCAGCCTTTGCCACATTTCCTGCAATACTTGCAGTTGCTTCCGCTATTGCCGCCGCCTTTACGGCAGCAAGCGTCGCCACAACAAAGGTCAAAATAGGGATAATAAAATCCATATTGTCATGTACCCACAATGCACTCTGTCCAATCGCAGACAAAGCATCAACACCCGCTGATGCCAACGTCGAAAATAACTGGATTGCCTCACCAATCAGTGCCTGACCGCGGTCCGTATTCAAAAAATTATTCCATTGTGATGCCATATCCTGCACACCATGCTGAACAATGTTCTTTCCCATTGTCATCGCATCTGATAAAGTCATAGGAATGGATTCAAACTTTTTGTTGGTTTCATCTGCCATATCAAGTAGCGCGTTTTTTACAACCTGCGCCGTAACCTTGCCATCCTCGGCATACTTCTTGATCGATCCCGAAGCCCATCCCATACTTTCCTCAATGGTTCTTGCAATTCCCGGAGCAGCAGCAAGAATTGAGTTCAGATCCTGACCGCGGAGCACACCCGCCGCCATTGCCTGCGTCAGCTGGACCATTGCATTACTCTGCTCTTGCGCCGATGCTCCACCGATTTTGAATTGCTTATTCACCTGCTCAGTAAAAGCAATCAACTCCTGATTCGATGAGAATGCGTTCTTCGCATTAAGTCCCATCTTGCTGACGGCGTCTGCGGTATCAAAATATGATGACTTTGCACGCAAAGCAGATTGATAAATCAACTCATTCAGTTCCGCCGTTGTCTGCTGACCATCATTGATCAGGTTCATACGGGCATTGACCTGCGTTTGTGCATCTGCAAATCCAAGAAAGGATTTTGTCAAAGAAAGCGCACCACTTGCCACAACTATCTTTTGGATTGTTCCAAGCAATTTTTCTGATGCACGTTCTGTTTTCTCTGTCTCCTCTTTGTGTCTTCGTTGCTTCCCAACAATCTGCTCCAGAAGTTGATTCGTCTGCGCCGCCTGCTCTCCCAGCCCGCGGATTGCTCCGATCGTTGCCCCCGCAGACCGTCCCATCGCATGAGTCAAGCTCTTATCCAATGCCGTTGTAGTCGCAACTGCCCGATTTCCAAGCTCCAAAAAAGTATTAAATGACGATGAAAACTGATCAGTGAGGGACAGTGTTTCGTTAATTACAGCCATCTATGTAATACCTCCTATTTGAGCTTTTCCAATTCTCGAGATTCTTTCATCAGTAACTCCGACATCAAAATGCGTTCTCGAACAGAAAGCCTCATTACTTCATGAGGGAAAACACCGTGATCGCACAACATTCTCTGCATCAATTGCACATCCACGGTGTTTTCCGAAATCAGTTTTTTGCCTCTTCCTCAAGCTCCTCTAAGCTGTCGTCATCGCCAATCATCTCATTGAGGTTTCTGATCTCTTTGACAAGCAGATCATACTCACCCATTGTCAGCATGCGTCCCGGAACATCCAGCGGATCTGTCGTCTTGTAATACGCACATAATTCAGCATCTTTGAAATTCGGAGTCACCACGCAGGCATCCACCAGAAGTTTTCCGTACTTATCCGTATCAAGTTCCTGGACAATACGACCATTCGCTCTCGTTTTCTTCATTGCTCGCTTCAGCAGACGATCGTTCGTCTCCTGATCAATCACACGAATGACAAACGGAATCGGTTTTCCATTTTCATCCACAGCTCTCTTTGTGATCACAACCTCCTTTGTCTCATCCATAACCGGCGGTAACAAAAACGCTTTAATATCTGCCATAACTTTATTCCTTCTTTCTTCTTATTTTTAGCTTCCAAGCTGTTCCGGATCATGAAACCAGTTGAGAACCTCGATGTTCGTAAACGAAAATCCCACTTCCATGTCCAGCACATTAGAATCGGCATCCAGCTTCGCGATCGGCAACTTGTTGAGCTTCACATTGTAAAAGACAACCGTCTGCGTTCCCACACTCGAAGTTGGATCATCATTTGTGATCTGAAGTGTGAAATACGGCAGTTTTCCTGTCTTTAAGTACTCCTGTAATAAGCGCAGGAAATACGGAGTTCCATAATACAGCGTCATCGTTCCAGATAATTTAACTCCGGTGGTTCTCACCTGAACCAAGGAAGTGCCAACAACCTTGAAGTCCTCTTCCTGAAAGCTCGCATCCGACTGAAATTTCTTCATGCTAAACATCTGATGGTTTTCACCATTGATTGTCATAAATCCATTTCCGGAGCTTCCATTAAGCGCATCGCGCTCAAGTAAAAAATTACCATCCATCTTCCACAACCTCCTTACTCAGTCACAGTGCCAGCCGACACATTCACTGTCATGTAAATCTTCTCAATGCTGTCCACCGGCTGAATCGCAACATCTACAATTACAGAGTCAACATCATTTCCCTCTGTCACAGAGACATCCTCTGCTTCAAAATTCTGAATTCCGTTGTTTGCCTGCATTTCATTTAAGTATCCCACGATCCATCCTGCCAGAAGATTGCGTCCTGCTTCATTGTTGTTGGTTTTTCCTACATAGTACAAAGCGAACTGCTTATACACATCATTGCAGAATTGATTCAGAACGCGCATTACACGGTTTTTGGAAAAACTCTTCTGCTTATCCACAGTAAAACTTGTCAGCGTGTTGATATCTGTACATACCTTGACCGTATCAAAACTGTCAATAAACACAATCTGACCGTTGTCGATTGCTTCTTCGATTTTTGCATCTGTCAGCTTCGGATTCGACTCTACGGCATCTGGATATCTGGCATATGTAAGTGATTCATTGTATTTGGCTCCTGCTTCTGCACCTCCGATCCACCACGTTACCTGCTGCGGCGAAAGAATCGTTCCATCAGAGAGCTTCACACCATTTCCAACAGAGATCACCCACTCACTGTTTGCAGTTTTTGCCTCCGCCAGAACTGCCTGACATTTCTTACCGATACTGTTGGAAACTCTTTTCGCAAAGGTTGCATATGCCTGCTGTACGGTTGCATCCGTCCCATCATACACAACAATATCGAACTGATACGGCTCTAATTCCGTCAGAAATTTTGCGTAATCGCCGGCGGTTGGTGTCGGATCTGTTCCTCCCGTTAAACTTTCCCCTGCGGATGCAGTCAACGTCTCTGTTCCGCTAAACGCAACCCACTGATTTCCCTGCAACTCTCTCGCTGTCTTTACACTCTGCTCATCAAGAACATTTCCATCAACGATTGTGGATACGGTAAAAAGATCCTCTTCGTCCGGATCTGCCGAAACCATAATAATGATGTCGTTTCCTCTCTCACCTTCATACAAAGCCGTAGCGGTTAAGGCGCCAATCTTTGTTGATGCCTTTGCTCCGCCCGTACCAGATACTCGATACAGCAAAATTTTCGACGGTCCAGATGTCACATCGGTTCCTTTCATCATTTCCCGTAAGAACAGAGCACTATCTGAAGTGATGTCATGACCAATAATGTTTTTTACATCATCGCCAGGAATAATTTCCTGCATGATCCCAACACGTCCCCAAGACATCGGCTCCGCAATTGCCACAATTCCCTTGTCTCCAATATTGGCACCGATGTTTCCTCGTGACCTCGTATTGATATACACACCCGGCTGACGTTTGTTCTGGCTTGTCCATGTTCCTCCTGCCATCCTACTTTCCTCCCTTCAAATATTTGTCCAAAAGCTCTTTTGCTCCTGAAATGGAATAAGCTGGCTTCACCAGAATCGTCCTGGCAAAGTCCGGCTGATACCCGGACAGATGTTTGCTCTTTAAGAGTTTCTCTGTCGGATACAGGGTCTCATTATTATTATGTTTTTTTAATGCCGGCATAATTTTCCTCCATATCTTGCATCTTAATCTCATCTTCTGAAAAGCTGACGCGCTGGCAAATATGGAACTGATAATGCAGTTCATCATCTTCCTCATGCCATTGCCTCTCTTCCGTCCGGATCAGAGCCTCATTTCCCTGAGAATCCCTATACATAAACCGCTCAAGAGAGGCATCCAGAAATTCAGCCACCTCATAAATCTGAGCATTGCGGTCGACGATGTTTCGTTGCTGTACAAACACAATATCCATTGCCAGATCTCTGCCCATTCTGCTTCCAATATGAGGTTCTATCGTAACGGGTGAAGTGAAGAAAATAAAAAAGCAAGGAAATTTTGTTCCTTGCTGATTCGGGCTATCATAAACGGGATACTTCGGATACCTCTCAGAAAGCAATGTCGCCAAACTGTTCAAAACTGATTTTAATGAAAAAATCACTTCATTGCCTCCTTTACTCGTTTCTCCAACTCGCTCCGAACTACACTCCGGTATCTTCCAATTGCTGCTTCTTTCATGTGTTTTCCAGGTACATAGGTTGTTTTTGTTCCAACCACAATACCGCCAGATCCATCCGGACTTCTTTCCAGCAGATTCCCATTCACAATCAATCCCGGAACGAAATGCTTATCTACTCGATGACCATCATTTACATAAGATGCATATTGCATGTTGTTATTTAACTCTGTGTAAACACTTCCGCCTGTCACGACGGGTGTCGTAATGCTATCCGTTGACCAATGTTGTGCCATCTGACCACTTCTCATATTCGTTCCGGCAAGCGTTCCATCATTAGGCGGTGTCTTCTCTGTTGCCACTCGAACCGCCTCAATCGTTGCTCCCTCAATCACCTCTGCCATAATCTTTGGAACATTTTCTCCTGTCTTTCTCAGCTCTTCCAATCGTTTTCGCATCTGACTTCCGAAACTCGACAAGAAATCACCTCCCCGATTCGATCAGATTATCTCTCAAAAGAACAACCTCTTTATGCTCCAATCCCGTCAACGAACCGCCAACTGGATCGTAAAAATCCTGTGGTGATCCAGCAAGATATCTTTCTGCCTGATTTGCACGACCAAGATTTCCACCTCGAATCACATGAAGTTCATCGCCCGCACAGAGATCCACCTCAAGGTCACAGGAGAGCTTATCCTCTCCCCTGGATCTTGCCGCATCATCCGTGATGCTTGGGCTTCCGGTCCCTGTATGGTACACACGACACGGGATGCCTTCTGCAACTTTCCTGCGCTCCTGCCTCGAAATACTTCCATCTTTTGTTGAAATCACCCGGTATACATCCATGAGATCCGTGTACCAGCCCTCAAAAATAGGATTATCAAATAACATACATGCCTCCCATTCCAACCAATCGAGCAAGTGTCACAAGCTGTTGTCCATACTGCGTAGCATTCCAGCTTCCCCACTTTTCCGTTCCAATCGTTACTGCTGAATTGTCATAACTGACGGATGTATCTCCCATCGTGGTGCTCTTTATGACACCTGCCGGCTGTGCCTTCGCAACCACCTGCGCCGTCCCAGATGATGCCGGAGCATATGTCTTTAAATACATTGTTGAAAAGTGTGCCAGATAAAGCCCCGCAGCATAACGCCACATGCTTCCCCAGCGCGACGGAAGAACGCTGTCATTTGCCTGCGTCAGAAACATATTCAGGATTCCTTCCGGAAGAAGATCCTGACTCTCAGGATCTTTCCCTTCCTCCGATGAAACTTTTTTCGTAAACTGTGGAAAGTCCTCCCGGAACATTTCCTTCGTGTAAGCTCCCCGCTCTCCCGGCTGTGTAAGATTTGCTGCCTGCTCTTTCGCTGACTGAAACCTCGACGTCATCGGATTCGTGCTTCCATACGGCCACATCGACATCACTCTTTCTTTCCGCTCTTGGTCTTCACAGACTTCTTGGCATCCTCAGAAGCATCTTCATCTGTTACCACCTTTTCTGCATCCGGGCGGATATCATGCTCTGTTGCCAGCTGTTCTGCTACTTCATCTGCCTTGTAAAGTTCCTTGTCCTTCGTTCCATCTGGGACCGCGATATTGCCACAAAGAATTGCTCTCTGAACCAGATCACTCTGTGCAACATCCTCCGGAATCTCTCCAATATAGTTCTTTTTGATCAGATACAGCGAGCCGTCTGCTCGCCTTACCTGATAATTTCTCTTTGATACAATAAACATCTTGCTCCTCCTTAGATTCCATCTACATAAATCATCGACTGATCGTAAAACATCTCCACCTCGGACAGATTGCCGGCATATGCGGTATCAAAGCAAAAATCCTGAGTATTGGAGCTTGTCATTGCTCTCGTAAGCGGAGCAAGCTCATCCATCGCAAGGAAACGCTCCTCGTTGCGATAAACCACCATACGATCCGCGCCTGCGTCTCCGGCGCCTTTGCACCACTTTGTTGCAGCGATTACAAGATCTGAGCCATTCTGTTTTGCGACATTATTCTCGAGAAGGAACGTCAAAATGGTCTTCTCCGCCAGCTCAGTCACCTTGGTTGTTGCAAGATAGTTAAACTGCTCATACGGCATAAGGATGTGATTTGGAATTGCACTGTTGTCATACTCACAGGACGACCATGCCAGCAGGATTGCATCGTTGATGTCCTTTAAGATCTGATCTGGGGTCTTATCCTTGAATTTTGTGCTTGGCGAAGTCTTTCCGTTAGACTCAGCATTCGTCACCGTTACATCTTCGTTGTTTACGAGACCGGTTGTTCCATATCTCGCAAAACCGGCATAGGTATTCTCATCCAGATGCTTGTCATAAGCCATTCTGAGTCCATCGCGAAGCAGAGTGTCTATATTACGACCAGTCATGTTTCCTCTCTGCATATCGATCCACATGACGCGAGTGCCTGCCGCGATCATATGTGCCTTGTGCTGACCCTTGGAGAAATCCGCCTGTACCATTGGAATTCCGTTTGAAGCACCAGAATGTACCAGATTATCTCCAGATCCACCAGTAATGCCATAACCGACCTGCATAGTGGAAACGAACTCAGCCCAACCACCACCGACACGAATCGGAATATCTCTCGCATATGTAAAACTTGTGAGCGGTGTCCGAATAATCGGATCTCTCTTCTCAAGCTCAGATGATAAAAATGCCTGACCAGATGCGATTCCGGCTGCATCCATAGTGAATGTCGCCACATTTGCACTTCCTGCGGATCTGCTCACCGCTCTTCCCAAATCATAAGTACCTACATTTTTAAACGCCATGTCTCATTCCCTCCTATGCATTTAAGATGGTCAGGATTCTCATCTCTGCCACACCATTGGCATCCGCGCTTCCCTTCCACTGTGCGTTTGTCAGTTTCACATTCTTACCGGTATCGGCTGTTGCCTCGAATCCGCCGACAACTGCATTCGGATAGGACTCATTTTTAACAGTACGAATATAGACGTCTCCGCCGGCAGTCGGAGTTCCGTTCTGGCAAATTACATTCACACAGCCACGCTTCATGACTGGAACAGCATCGCCAACACGATAACTTCCTTCATTCTGATTCATGTAATCCATTGCAGATTTTACTTCGCGAACTGCAACACCAACAAACTTTCCTGCGGTAGATGCCGTCTCCCACGGTTTTACCGCCCCTGCTGTTCCAAGCACTACCGGAGCACCGAATGCGATCTCACCTTCACTCGGATGGGTGTCCACCACCATGTCTGCCTGTCTCGCATAACTGCCGGCATATCCATGTGGCATGCTCTTTCCAATTACCTGTCCTTTCATTACTCGTTCTCCTTTCTCTTGTGCGGGTTTCTTGCATCATAAGCAGCCTGACACTGATCCACATTCATCACAGAAGCTTTATCCGCAGTCTTCTTGGCATTTGCCTGCGATGCTTTTAAGATCGCACTGATATCGCTATTTGCATCCTTCGTAGTAACGAGTTTGATCAGTGCATCAGAAACTGCCTTTCTCTGTGCTGAATCCTGAATGGATGCCACAGTCGGGCGCATTGCCTTTAAAATTCCAAGAGCGATTGCTTTGTCCATTCCTTCGTTAGTCTCTTCATCCATTTCGCCAACCGGAACAACCTTCGCCTCACCGTTTTCCTGATCATCCCCCTTCGGATCTTCGTCTTTGCCTCCCTCTAAAGATTCAATTGCCTCGTCCATCGGGTCTTTTTCTTCTTTTTTCGTCGCCGGATCAAGAAACTCTAAAAGTCTGTCAATTTTCTTGTCTAAGGCATTCAGGAACTCTGAATCTTTTGCGGATGTCTCTCCCGCACCGTCCGGCTTGTCTTCTGGACTCTTTTTCTCCTCCAAATTGCTTTCCTCCTGTCCCTTTGTTTCTTCCGCATCTAAGGCGACTGCGGCATCCATCGCCATCTGCTCGATCTCTTCCGGACTCTTATCCTTGACAGCCTGACCGAAGAGTTTAAAAAATAATCCTGTTTTGCTCATTACTTTCCTTTCTGGCTTTTTCGCCTCGTTTTTATCTGAATCTAAAATAGCGGCTCGTTTTCCGGCTCTTCCCCGGTCAACTACCGCTACATGATTCCCTCTGATATTTTTCTGGCTGTATGTGCCATCTTCATTTTTTACATAATCGCATTCATATCCGCAACTGATCTCCCGCTTTCCATTCTGGATCGCATCGATCAGGTCTCTGTCATGAATATGAAGATCCGCAATCATATAATCCTTCCACTCGCCTGTTCCCCGCCGGATGTTCTGCGCATGCCCCATCTCATATGTTTTCACCTCATCCGGTCCAATCAGTCCCGGCGGATGATCATTCGTCACCGGCTTTCCCTCGAAAGACGCCAAAGTTGCTTCTGAGAACACCTCATCCGGAGGTCGAACAACAGCAATGATCTGCTCGGACTCCCCGCCTGAAAGTCCCAACTCACTTCCGAGATAGTCCTGTGTTCCGGTGCGGGCGATTGGCACATTTTTGCAAATTAAAAAGCCCTCACCAGTTTCGATCTGGTTAGGACTTATCGTATAGCCATAATATGCAAGCATCTATTATTCCCTTTCCACTCATTCCCCTTAGTTTTTACAACCATAATGCTGTTTAATCCAAGTCAACACATCCACACAATCACCTCCTGCCGTCACGATATCGAAATCTTTCTTAAAAATGAGTATGAAAATACCACCGGTCATAATGGCTGATGGTATTAATTTGTTTGATAATAAATATCATCGCGGATACTTTCAAGCATATACGTTTTCTCTGAAGGCTCCTGACCTTCATCCATCCAGTAAACTGACTCATCTTCCACAAAATCCATGAAATCAATTTTAGTATCCACATCTACAACAAAATGACCATTGTTCTCAGCACTAAGCACTCGCTGTACTAGTGGCTGATCTGGATACATTTGCTTTAAAAATTTAATCTGCTCTTTTGTCAGTTCAAACTCCCTTTCCATTTCTTTCATTTAATCGCCTCGCTACATCACTATCCGTAGGGTTACACTGAATTAACATTCCCGTATCTGGGTTAATAGAAACCGTTGCATTCGCGCCAACATATCTCTGGCTTCTGTCCCCTTTAGTATCTGTCACAATTTTTCTGACATCAAGAGGGTTCTTCAGCGCATTCTGAATATCTTCCACGGTTACTCCCGATCTGGATCTTCCAGTTTTCGGGTCCTTCATAGTTCCGATCACACGTTCTATAAAGTGCTTTCTCTGACCAGTTATTTTTGTTCCCTGTACTGTTTCAATTTCAATCATTTTAGCATCGATTTCATCATGAAGACGAACGTAATTCTTCACACCCGACAGCGGAGAAATCATCCCCTTCTTCACAGATTTCTTATAATCCTCGTACAGATGCCATCTCTTAGGATCATTATACTTCAAATCCCTGAACTTCGCAAAGTCTTTCGGCACATCATTCCCAAGAATTGCTCGATACTCTTTATGCTGCTTCATATCACGGAGGAGCTGCTGCCGGTTCTTCTCTTTTTCCCGATACGCCGCGATCTGCTTCTTCGTCCGTGGATCCCGGCTCAGAGGATTCTTTTCGATGCTTGAAAAGTCCTTGTCCTTCTGGATCTGCTCCGCGCTCTTGCCGATCGTGGTGTACTTGACCAGGCTGTGCAGGCAGTTCGGATGGATATTCAGGTATGTGTTTGAAAGATCGTTGCTCCCAGAAGGATCAATCTTTCCGAACGCTATACTCAGAGGCGGGTAATCCGGATTTGCTCCGCTTTTTGAATATACACGCCCTTCTAGTGGTGCACACACCGAACAAGTCGTTCCAACCTTCACAATTTGCCAGAGATCATATTCATCGGATGTCAGGAGCGCCGCCACCTCAGCTTGTCTGGCTGTCGTTCGGACTGCCATGTTTCCATAAGCCTGCATACTCCATTTCCGCCCTGCCTTATCTGTAAAACCGGTGATTCCATTTGTCTCCATCTCCTTCACAAGATCCTGACTGGACTTGATCCACGGCTTTCCCGATGCCTCTTGTCTAAGAATCTCCTCCAAAGCAAGTTTTCGATATGGATCGTTCTCCAATCTGGCGATTGTAAATACCTTTTCAACGCTCTTCTTTGCAGTTCCCGCCATCTCCATCAACTCGCCCTGAAGATTGTTTGCCAGTTGCTCCATAATGGCAATCTGTGACGCAGAGTGCGTTCCAGTAATATCTCTCGCATTGGCATATCCCGTAGCATCTTTGTCTGAGTGATAAAAGATCTTCTCGATCATCGCCGGCACATAGCTCCATGAAGTGTCTACCATGTTCTGCAAGATCCGCTGAACTCGTTCCAGTGCTATCACCTCTGCATATTCCACCTGACCCAACATGCGCTTTTTGCTGATCTCTTTAATCAATTCCTGCTCTGTCCGAAGAAACAGATTCCGAAGCAATACCGTGATGTCAGCTTTCTCCGGCGGTCGGATCTTCATTGCCATCGCCTACTTCATCCTCTCCTGTATTTTCTGGAAAAGAAAATCCCGCCATAGGATCTTGCATGCCACGAGTCTCTGAGTAGAACTTGCCCTTTCCTGCTTCGATCGCTTCGTCCGTGATCTTGCTGTAAAGCCCAGTCTCGTCAGACAGATTCTTTAGCTCCTGCATAGCGGTTGCTGCATCAATCAGATCACTCTGATATACTGCCAGAATTGCACTGCTCTTTCGCTCTGTGATCTCTGCCACATCCTTCGCATCTGGCGTCTGCATTGGCGGGAAATCGATGTCCATATCATCCGGAATTCTGCCCCACGCAGACAATTCCATAATCGGAAGTAAACGCTCGATCACTCCCCGAAGCTCTGTCTCCCTCAGCCCGTCTATGTAATCATAGTAGTTCTTCAGATCTGATTCTCCAGTTGCATTCATGCCGGCCGGGGATCGCCCAAACAGCTTTGTCACCGGTGTCCTTGCTGCGCCAGCTACATCCATCATTACACGATCATAGACATCGGGAAGTCCGGTAAAGGTATACTGAGTGTTGTGAATCGCGTCACCTTTGTTGATCATCCGGGTTCCAAAATTACTCTCCATCATGGACTGCGCCGCCAACGTATTCCAGAACCGGCGCTGAATCTCTGAATTTGCCGAGCCCAAAAGCTGATCCAATCCGTCAGTCTCTTGATAATTGATGTTTGCTCGAAACGTAAGTGCTGCAATGTTTCCTGCTACATTATCCCGGCGGGTCAATTCCTCGTAGATTGCCTCAATCTCTGACTCTCCCCAGTACTGTTCTGTCACTTGTTCCATCCAAGGAAGCTCCCTGCCGATAAAACGGATTACCCTGCTGTGATGCACTCTGGCAACCATAGTTCCCGTCTCATCATTCCTGACCGTGTAGAACGCTGGCAATCCGTAGTCTGGATCTTCTGGATCTGTAACCAACTCTCCCTCTGGATACACACCGTTCCACCGATCCAGAATATGAAGTCCCAAGAAACTTCCCGGCATAATCGTATCCAGATCCAACGGCGTACTCATGTCATTATGTCCCTTGATCAAGATCACTCCCACTGCACCGCCGTAAAGCCGTCCCCAGTACATTCCAAGAAGCAGTTTATTCCGGATCTGTGTTCGACGCTCTAACTGAGTCATCTCTTTCAGATACTCCGGTGCAACGCTGGTCCTCAGATCATACCATTTCCGCAACATGTCATTCGGAATCGTAGAGATGATGTTTTGAATGATCCAGTTCTCACGATACAGGCTCGTCAGGAGTTGATAATTCTGTGTCATTCGGGTCATCGGGTACTCTGTTGCCTGAAGTAGATCCATTGTCCCGAATCCAATTCTTGCAGCGGGATTAGAAAAGGCGTCCATCGTCATGACGGGCGCCTTGGAATCCATATTCTGTTTTGAATCCGCCCTCGTCCGGCGGGATGCCTTTCTTTTTGCCATCTATCTTTCCTCCTATGCACTGATCCTCCATTTTGGCAGAACCGTGTAACAATAATACCGCAATGCATCTGGACCGTGATCTTTCTGCTTCACAGGTTTTTCCTCTCCTCGCTCCATCGCTTTATCGTCCCAAACGTAAGATCTCATCTCTCCAAGCAACCCCTTGCAATTTTCTTTGTTAATCCGAATGTTTCGCTTTGCCAGAAGAGAGCCAACCACTCGAATTCCATCCGTTACTTCATTGTTTGCTGGTTTCACATACACACCGCTACTGCGAAGTTCCGCGATAAATGATGCTGCCGACGGGTCCACAACAACCATACACCGATCCTCTGGTGAACGTCCCATAAACTCCTCCATATCTTTCGCATACTCAGCGTCTGTCCGTTGCGGGTTCCCGCTACGTCTCGCTTCCTCCGATCGACTATCCCAACGGTACTCCCGATCAACCCACAGCGTCTCTCCATCATCCCACACTTCCAAAAATACACAAGGGTTTGTAGTTCCATAGTCCACAGTGATTGTCTTGGTCGCTGTACTCTTCAAGCCCACCGGGCGTTCTGCATCTGTATACAGATTCCGATCCGTGAGCATTGTATAGATCAAACCTTCCGCCACAGCCCAAAGACCTTTTATGTACCGAAGATAAAAGACTCCAGCGTACATCTCCCGATACTTTTCCTTTACCTTCTCAGAAAGACTCAAATTATCATCCATAGTAAAGTGAAGGTACAAGATCCGCTTCTGTTTCTTTTTATCAATCCAGTTCAATTTGAACCAGTGCATCGGTCCCGCTGGGTTGCAGTTGAACCACCAAGTCGCGCCTTCCACGGAACATCGACCGGTTGCCTGATTCACAAAACTCTCTGGCATCAGAGCAACCTCATCAAAAAAGGCTCCCGCTGCCGTGATACCCTGTATCAGGTCTTGGGAACCTTCATCTTTTCCGCCAAATATGTAAAAATAATTTGTTCTTTCTCCTCGTGTAACCTCCAACATATTCGGAAGATCTCCGGAAATGTGATAAATCCAGCGATATCCTCGACTTGTCAACATCAATTTAAGATTTTGAAGTACATTTCGCTTAAACGAGCTGATCGTCTTTCCTGCCATGATAAAGTTCTGACCATCATACTTCTCCATCGCCCACATAACATAAGACAAACTCATGCTGACGGTCTTTCCGGAACGGATCGCGCCATCCGCAATGATTCCAACCGCATCCTTCACCGGGCTGTTATCCGCCCACCAGGTAAAGATCTGCCTCTGCTTCCGAGAGAACTTCTGGAACTTAAATATCGGACGTTTCTTCTTCATCTTCCGTATCCACCTCTAAAGAATCATCATCAGCCCAATCATCGGTAGCGGAACTATTCAGAGCATCTAAGAAGCCATCGTCCTCAACCACTTCTTCTGTATCGCCCATCTTTGCTTTAGCAGTTGCTATGCGAAGACGTTGCTCTTCCGTAGCAATGTTCATGTGCTCCGCCAACCAATCAAGAGCCTTCATCCGATCCAGTAACTTGATGCTGGCACCATCCTTCCCCTGCTTCACCTCAGAGATGAGCGTTCCATCCACTTCAGCAGACTCCCGGAAACGCACAGTGTTCACTTCTTTTATCAGAGGTTCTTTCTTTCCAGTTTCTGGGTTCTTTACCTCAACTGGTCCGAACGCACCTATCACCTGCACCTTTTCCCTACCAAATTCAACGTAATCAGTAATATCAGCGAAGGCGATGTCCATGTACTTCTGGAAGATGTCATGCTCGTCCAGAAACTCGCGGTTGAGGCGGAATTGTTTTAGGTGCTGAATTTCATTTTTTATCCTAGCATTTCCTAGCAACCGTGGTCCATTAACCACAGCTGTCGCATAGTCACATCCATACGCTCTCTGGTATGCTTTCGTAGCATTAAAACAACGGATATAGGAAATGCAAAAAAGCCTTTGTTTATCGGACAAATCGGGGTTTTGAATAACCGATTCAACCTCTAAAAAAGAGGGAACAGTCAGCGCCGTAAATTCATTTTTTTTATTTTTTTTTTGTTTGGAGCGTTCCGTATTTGTTTGGAACGTTCCATTCAATTTTGAGTCCCATTTATCCTTTGATTTCCATCCACGAATCGTGCCAGGAGATAAATTTAGTTGACTTGCAATCTCAACTAAATCAATCCTTCCCGCCGATTCTTTATATATTTCAAATGCCCGCTCGCGGTTCGGATCTCTTGCTCGCGGCAC